AGCTAATTTAAACGGCGCACTCACGATTGATGGTGGTGCTACAGCTACAACAGATATAACTATGTCAGCGGCTACTGTTAAATTAGCAAAAGGCGCAGATGTTGCTTCTGCAACGGCGTTGCCATTAATCACCGATGGCAATTATTTCGATGTTACTGGCACAACAACAATCACATCCATGAATACGATGGGCGTAGGTACGCAAATAACGTTACATTTTGATGGCGCATTGACACTAACGCATCATTCTACCGATTTAGTGTTGCCGGGCGGCGCTAATATTACAACTGCGGCAAACGATGAGGCCACATTTATCGAATATGCATCTGGTGATTGGCGTTGTGTCTCTTATACTAAGGCTAACGGTACTTCAGTATTAGGTGGTATTACTTCTGGCACAGCAGTCGCAACAACATCAGGCACAGCGCACGACTTTACATCAATTCCTAGCACAGTAAAACGCATCACATTGAGCCTTGCTGGAGTTTCAACCAATGGCACTGCTGAGATTATTTTACAGCTAGGCGATAGCGGCGGCATTGAGGCTACTGGCTATGGCGGCTCTGCCATGAACACAACGACACAATTCCCATTTTCTACTTACTTTAGCTTGACTGGCACAAACTCAGCCGCGTCTGTATGGCATGGCTCTGCAATACTATCGTTAGTAGATAGTTCGACAAATACATGGTCTGTATTAATTGGCGTTGGGTCTGCTGGTGCTGGCGGCTTATTATCATGTGGCGGTGGCTCTAAAGCACTGTCTGCCACATTAGACAGAATTAGACTAACTACAAGCAATGGCACAGATACTTTTGATGCTGGATTAGCTAACATTTTATACGAGTAATCTATGATAACCCAAAATATACGCAATCTAGTCGCACAAATAATCACCGAATGTGATGCGATAGACGCTTGTGCGCCTAGTCCTACTCCACCACCTGCGCCCACTATCCCCACGCCTGTTGATTGCCTTGCAGGAACGATTCCACCTGCCACTAACCAATACGCAGATGAGCTGGCAGAAACGGCATGGCTTAACTTACGTAATACTTATCGCACTACCATGAAAAACGCACCTAGTGGCTCTATTGTGTTTATTGGTGACAGCATGATTTATCGCATGGACAGCTCTCAAGTATCACCATACGCAGTCAATCTCGGCATATCAGGTGAAAGCATTAGACAGTTTATTTATCGCTTAAACGAATTAGATATTAATAATCAGCCCAACTTGATTCATCGTGCTGGTGCGGTAGTGATTTTAACTGGAGTGAATGACTTATCAGACCCTAGAAACGGCACGCCAGCAAACGCAGCCGCAACTGTAAATTTTGTGTATGAGCGCGTTAAAAATTGGGTAAGCGGCAAAGTGGTTATCTGTAAGATTGTTCCAGTTGATTCAACTATATTCACCACGCCAAGTAACAGCGCAGCGATTGCACCAGTGAATGCTTGGATTGATGCTAACTTTGGTAGCTTGCCTAATGTGCGCATTGTAGACGTAAGCGCTACACTTGCGCCTAGTGGTTCGTTGTTGCCACAATATCATGTAGATGGGCAGCATTTAAGCGTGGCTGGCTATCAAGTATTAAATACCGCTATTCAACAAGCATTAGACGATTTACTATAAGGATAATTATGGCAGATATACAAACCGCCGCCGACATAAGCGCACCCATTATTATTGGCATTGTATCCAGCTTGTCAGTATTCCTATTTGACCAGCCATTAGCTGTTTTTATGACTGCTTTCGGTGGGGCATTATGGGCAGTATGGCGGCATGATAAAATGAAGCTATGGCAATCTATTGCATGGATTATTGCAGCGACTATTACCGCATGTAGCATGGTGGCTTTTGTTGTATGGGTTCTGCATCTTATTGGCATTAATGATGCGCCTGTACGTGGTCTAGCTGGATTAATTGCATTTGTAGTGATTGATAAAGTATGGCGCGACAAAGTGCTTGCCTTTTTGGGTATGCGAATTGATGGGGTAGGCAAATGATACACTTAGCTTGCATTATCGTTGGTCTTTACGTGTTACTAAACGCCGTTTACTTAGGCGGTCAATCAGAGGGTGAGCATCGGCACTGCATGATAGCCCGTTATGTGTGTGCTGGCATGAGTGGTGGATACATGGCATGGCTATCTATTAAAGACATTGCTTACCATTTAATCCTGAATGACAAAAATCATTTATACATATCTGATTCTGCTATGGAAATCATGCTACTGTTAGGCTTGACAATTGCACTTTTTATGTGGCAAGATACATTTTGGCGCGTGGTGGAGTATTTGCAAAAGCATAAACCGACATGGCATATATGGCTAGTGACACATTTCAATGTGACTTCGCGCAGATTACGTGATGGATGAGTTTGAGCTATTAGAGAATTACTTTAACCACATGGTCAATAAAACTATTATTGGCGTTGGCGTGATTGAAGATGAGCTAGTTTTAACGCTAAACGATGGTAGTGTTGTCACATTCTTTAGCGACAATGATTTAAGTATGAACATACGAAAAACAAATTAATGCTATGTCCTAAATGTAATAATTATACATCTTGGCGTTATAAAAAATGTCCATTTTGTGGCACGCCATTAAAGAAGACTAACTGAAAGGCACTATGCCGATTAAGCACCTTGTCTTGCCTGATGTACAGGCAAAAGATGGAATTGATTTTAGTTACTTAACAGCCATTGGCAATTATATTATAGCCAAAAAGCCCGATGTGATTGTGTGCATTGGAGACTTTGCCGATATGGAAAGTTTAAGCTCTTATGACAGAGGTTTAAAGTCGTTTGAAGGGCGAAGCTACAACAAGGATATTTGGGCGGCTAGAGAGGCTATGGATGCGCTTCTAACGCCATTATACGAATTTAACAAAGCCGCACAAAAGAACGCTAAGAAAAAATATAAACCGCGCATGGTTTTAACGCTAGGCAATCACGAAAATAGAATAAATCGCGTCATCAATGAGGACAGAAAGCTTGAAGGCTTAATATCTACAGACGATTTACCTTATCAAGATTGGGAAGTGATACCATTCCTAGAAGTAATCACCATAGGCGGAATAGCTTACTCTCACTACTTTACTAGTGGAGTTATGGGTAGACCAATAACAACAGCTAACGCGCTATTATCTAAAAAGCACATGAGTTGCTTTGCAGGACACCAACAAGGCAGACAGATTGCCTATGGGCGTAGGGCAGATGGCGGCGAGATGACCGCCATTATTTGTGGCAGTTGTTATGAGCATAACGAGGATTATTTGGGAGCGCAGGGGAATCAGCATTGGCGTGGGTTTTATATGTTGCATGAAGTTAATGATGGGTCTTTCGATGAAATGGCGGTTAGTATCAAGTATGTAAAGGAAAACTACTTATGAAAACAGTACAAATAGCATGGGCAATATTTTTTATCTGTATCGCATCAATCTTTTTAGGCGCGAGTGTGGCAAGTGCCGATGAAGTGACAAAAGAGCTAACGCTTCCTACAGTTAGCGGCGAGGTTGTTTTAACCGTTGACCCATGTCCAGTAGAAAGCTCACATGGTTTTGAATATGCGGCTTACGCAACCGATGGCGCAGTTACTCACAACGGATGCTGGTTTAAAGACCACGATATAGTCAATATTTTGTTTTATGATGAGCCAATTAAGCTAGTAGCGACATTCAAAGATTACCTATTTAAAGCTAGACAGCCTAAATGAAAGAACCTAAATACTTACAAGTCGCTAGAAAGCATATTGGCTTAAAAGAGATTGCTGGACTAAGAAACTCGCCCACAATCACTAATTGGCTAGTTAGACTTAATGCTTGGTGGCGCGATGATGAAACGCCGTGGTGTGGCGTATTTGTAGCGGCATGCTTACAAGAGGCGGTATTGCCTTATCCAAAAATGTTTATGCGAGCTAAAGCCTACCTAGACTATGGCGTGCGAATAGATAAGCCATGTCTAGGCTGTATTGTGGTATTTGACCGCAAAGGCGGTGGGCATGTAGGCTTTGCTATTGGAAAAGACCGCGCTAACCGTTTAATCATA